CAAATTTTAAAACCGAATTTATTTCGGAAATTTAATGAAAGGAGTAGTTACTATGTCTAAAAGTAACGAAGTTATCAACTTTGCGCAAGCATTCAACTTGCCAAACCCAGGTTTAAAGTCCTACTTTGACAATGTTAGGATAGGACAACCTGATGAGTATCGGGCCACATTCGCTAAGAATCAACCCGTTCAGAAAGTTCTGTCAGAGTGGCAGACCACACTTGACACTCTAACTAACAAGTGGCCAACTCTGGTAGATTTTGAAAATGACCTAAAGGCTAAGGTCGGACCGATGTCAATCATGAAACCGCTCAAAGATAGAATGGTTGATATTGATCATTACTATGATGATATTCTCCTATCATCAACGCCTGTATCTGACAAGGCAATAAAGGCAGTAATTGCCGAGTTTGCTAAGGTTAAGGGTCTCACCCCAAGAGGTCAGCAGAAGACAGTTGATCTAATGAAGAAATCAACCAATTCGGGCGCGCCTTACTTCACCAAAAGAAGGAATGTCGTTGCTAAGACAGTGCCTTGCAATAGCATGGCAGGTAATCCAATCTGTCTTCAAACATTAAATGGTAGCGACGAGTATCCAGCTGTTGCCGTTTTGGGATGGCGTGGACAAGAGGGAGGTCCAAAACCTGAAGATGTAAAACAGCGAGTGGTTTGGATGTTTCCATTTGCAGTTAACATCAACGAATTACAGGTTTACCAACCACTGATTGAAAGTTGTCAGAAATTCAATCTCGTTCCAGCTTGGGTTAGCATGGAAGCGGTCGACCAGCGTATCACACAAATGTTTGATACAAAGGGAAAGGACGACGTGGTTATCTGTACGGACTTTTCGAAGTTCGATCAGCACTTTAACTCCGATATGCAAAATGCAGCTGAATCCATTCTTAGAAAGTTGCTGAATGGTTCACCGGAGGCCGGAGCATGGCTGTATGATGTATTCCCCATTAAGTATGAAATTCCTCTAGCTTATGACTATGGTAAAATCCGTGTTGGTAAGCACGGTATGGGAAGTGGTTCTGGCGGAACCAATGCAGATGAAACGCTAGCACATAGAGCTCTGCAGTATGAAGCTGCTCAAGCTAGTGGCGCCAAATTAAATCCTTATTCACAGTGTCTGGGTGATGACGGTGTACTCACGTTTCCAGGTATAACAGTGGATAAAGTAGTGGAATCATATTCGTCTCATGGGCAGGAAATGAATCCTGATAAACAATATGTTTCCAAACAAGACTGCGTATATTTAAGACGGTGGCACCATGTCGACTACCGTAAGAACGGCATATGCGTAGGGGTCTATTCAACCTATCGTGCGCTTGGTAGGCTGATGGAACAAGAGCGGTATTATGACCCAGATGTGTGGTCAGCAAAGATGGTAGCTCTGCGACAGCTATCCATCATAGAGAATGTGAAGTATCATCCTCTCTGTGCCGAATTCGCAGATTTTTGTATGAAAAGGGATAAATATAGACTGGGTATAGACATCCCAGGCTTTCTTGACGACATTGAGCGGATCGCTAAGGAAGCTATCGATCTCATGCCGGATTTTCTTGGTTATACGAAGAGTATGGTCAAGGACCAGACAGGATTAAATTCCTGGTGGATAGTTAACTACTTAAAGTCCAAGCGATAAAATCGAGATGGTGCTTGAACCATTGGCCTAA